AAAGGTAGAAAGTTGGAGAAAGCAGATATCTATCCTTTCAATTACACTGAAGAGTTTTGGGAAGGATATGATAAGCAATGGTTTATGTTGATGGATGACTATTTACAGAGTCCCGTTGCTGAGGATAGAAGGAGAGTAATGATGCAGATCATTAGATGTTGTAATGATGCTCCCTACTATGTTCCTATGGCGTTTGCTACGAAAGGTGAAGTGCCTTTTGTATCACGTCTCATTATAGGAACATCCAATGGTATGGAGACCCCTGGGATGGTGGAGAAAGAGAAGCTGTCTAATGGAGAGTCAAGAGATGTTAAGAGAGATGGTGTGAGCCCATATCTCCAGGACCCGCGTGCGTTTACTAGCCGCAAGTCCGCTTTCTGGCGAATTTCGAATATCAATGATATTAAATCGAAAAATCGTGGAATGAAAGCTAAGGAGTTCACAAGAGATGTCTATCTCATTGAGGAGGTAGATATAGATTTAGAGAAGCCTACTGGTGTTAAGTACACTTATGCTGAAGCGTTAAAGATACTGATAGATCTTTATATAGAAAATGAGAGATCAGTTGGAAATGCTTTAGATATTATACTTAAACAAGAGGACCCTTATGAGATTATGGAGTTGCAGGATTATGCGCAGAGTAAGATTGCTGCATATACCCGTGAACTCACAGTCGCGTCAGGAAAAGAAGAGTCAGATGGAGATTTGGATACTGCGTCGGAAGGTGATAGTGTGCATGGACAGATGGAAAGTGAACACAAAGAACCCGAGACGCCGCGACCAAAGCAAGAAGATCAGGAGGAGTTATCGAAGCTTGAGCTATCAATGCTCGCTAAGATACGTACTGGAGTGGGACAGTTAACAACAATATCCCCTACTCCCGAAGATCTATCTAAATTCGAACACCCGAGTGTTGGACGCTGGGTCACCTTCAGATCGAAAGTTCTGGAGACGGTCAAGTGTGCTCTAAAAGCACTCGCATTCAATGTGGCTGAAGGAGCTAGTTTGGCCATTCAAATGATTATTGCTATGATCGGTGCCTTTACTGGTATTTTGATCTTTGGTAAATTCATTGAGTGGATGAACTGGGTTCCCAAGCCTGTTGAAGAGGTGAACGGACAGTCTGGCCCTGTGGCTCTAAAGACTGCAGCTAGAGGAAAGAAGTTGCAAGGACCTGGAAGAGGAAAGTTTAAGGTGACTGGACAGAGTGCACCTGGCATAGACAATTCTGCTATGGATTTGGCTAAGACAGTGTTGGTGAAGAACATTGCTAAAGTCAAAACTGATGGTGGAAGTGTGTATTGCACTTTCCTTTTCGGAAGGACCTTCGTGACAGCGAAGCATGTGTGGGTGAACAACACAGGAGCGTTTACGCTTAAGTTCTTGGACGGAACTACCTATGTTATTCAACCTCACGAGAGAGAGATCTTTGAGAAAGAAGGAGATGATCAGTCGTTTGTTACGATATCGCAAAAAGGATTCCCAGAGAAGAAAGATATCACATCGCACATCTTGCGTGATGCTGATTTCGATCAGATCGGATCCAATGCGGTTGCCCTTGTAGCACCGACTGTGGATGAGAAGACAGGAGTAGTGACTGTGGAGACGAGAATAGTAACTCGAGCCCCAAGCCAAATTACTGAGATGAAGTATAAGGCGTCGAGGTCCTCAACTCACATAGCTCATAATATGCATACTCTCACTTTTGAGAATTTGTATACTAGAGATGGTGAGTGTGGATTGCCCTACATTCTGTTGAACTCTAAGTCTCCCAGAAAGATCTTTGGAATTCATGTTGCTGGCGGTGCTTACGCCTGTGCATCATTGATTTCACAAGAGTCTTTTGCAGAGCTTAGAGGAGAAGCCGTTGCTGGTCAGATGGCCATCAATGGGATCGAGGTACAACCGAAAGAGAAGAGTATCCTTGATTATAAGAAGCTAGAGTGTGGTAATGTTGAGATTATCGGCACTGTAGAACCTCGTGT